TTGTAACAAAGTTCCAAACCTTAGACATTAAAGACTTTTCGGGGTTGTTTAATGCCTCTAATTCTGCATCTAAGCGAGCTTCGTCTTCATATGATACTACTCGGCTATCAACTAATTCCCACTCGTTAGGGTCAAGTTCTTCGCCATATTCCTCCAAGTCTAATTTGTCAATATGAGAGCTTAACTTTAAACCAGTTTCTTCTTCTACTTGCTCGGTATTCATTGCCGGATTCTGGTCAATAAATTCCAAAGGTTGCAAAGTCTTAAAGTAAAGATTTAGGCTAATAGAGTTAAACGCTAAAATTTTGTCGATAGCATCTAAAACCGTTCCTTGTTTAGGACGAATTACCATATTATCAAACAAGATAGAGGCATTCTTTAACTCGTCTGCGTTTGAGCTAAATCCATTGTTAGAAGGAATACCAAATAGCAAGCCACTAGTAATAGAGTGACCTAATAAAATCTTGCCTCTCGATTCTTCGCTCAAATATGTATAGTGAGCCGGAGCATCATTTAAAGGTACGCTATCAATAGTCGTTTTCTTTGTCTCGTCACTATTGAACGCTACAACAATTTTAGCACCGCTAGAACCTGCTAATTTACGCTTTACGTCTGCTGCAATTAATCCTTGTTTCTCTTCGTCTGGTACACCGTTATTGAAGTTAATAACTGAAGTAGGAGAAAACCCGTTTTGCACGTCATTAATTAAATAGTCTGCAATCTCTTCTTCTAACTTAGCATAAGGTAAAGCACCGATATAATCTACGTTAGAATAGTACTTTTGCCCTACACTATAATCTCTAACACAAAGAATCTCTAACGTTTTATCGCCATAACCAAACGCACTAATACGCTTTGGCACAAAATTCTTAACGTCTTGCCAGTTATCAGAATAATAATACCCAGTAATTTCGCCTTTCTCGTTGCATTTCTCGGAGCGGATTAATTGAGCTGGCACGTGCTCTACTCTAATAATCGCATTCTTAGCCTTATTATAGATTAATTGAAAGTATCCTTGTCCAAGTAATTTATAATCCGTAATAACGCACTTTAATACCTCAGGACGGAATAACATTTTCATCTGAGCGTATTCGTTCGGCTTCTTGTTTGAGTCCGTAGCATCTAAGCCCCTACCATAGATAAGCTTATTAATAGAGTTAATAACCGAGTTATTTGTAGTTGAGTTATTGTATCTATCAATTAAGTACTTGAAGTAGTCGTTATCGTCTCCGAAATTAACCCAAGCTTCTTTGTTAGATTCTACGGATTGCGGTGGCTTATGAGATTCAAAGTTAAAAACGTGAACGTTACTCATAGAAAATTATATTTTGGTCGTTTTGAACGTACTCGTTATTATTAACGCTATACGCTCCTATTGTTTGATTCGTGCAAAATACCTTATCTCTAAAGATTAACTCGGCATCTTGCTTTATAGTCATTGTGTAAAAGTGCCCTTCTTCTAAAGTTAATACCTTTGAGAAAGTAAGATAGTAAGACGTTTGAGTACAAGTAATATCATATTCTACTTCTACATTAGTAGTTTCGTTTCGCAAAAATAGCTTATTCCCCGCATTTCTACGAGTAGGAACGAATCTTACACTTTGCGCTAAATTGGATTCTCTTAAAACTATCATTATTCTATAAACGTTATTTTATAGGTTTTGTTTCTTTTAAACGAAAAAGGGTGGAACATCTGTCCACCCAATTTCAAACCTCAAACAACAAAAGACTAAGCGCCCGGAGTTACCGTGAATCCAGCCGCTACTAAAGTAGTAGTTAAGAAGTTAGCCGGTACTGGCTCTTGGCCAGATAAGACTAAAGTATAACCGCTCAAATCTCCCATTGCAGCTCCAGTAACGATAGTACCGCCAGATACTTCCATACCGTGCTGAAGACCGCAATAGAATAAGTTTCCGTTGTTATCTTCTACGATAACTTGAGGACGTCCGTAAGACAAAAGCTTAATTTGCTTATGGTCTACAATAGACAATTGTTTTAACGTTAAGTTTAACGTTTGCTCGAAGAAGGTAGTACCATTCTCACGAGAAGAAGTAATAGTTTGCTCAAAAGAACTATTACCCTTTAGGTCGTACTTATAAGCTACCGGAGTCCCAGTTACAGCCGAGATAGCATCCGTGTTTGTAGCATCATAAGTAACCCCCGTAGCATCGCCCCAATTCACGAAGTAAACGGCTTTTAATCCTCCGTTACTCGTTTTGCAAGGCTCAATTCTACCTAAGGAAATATCACAAGACATATTGATTAATTTAAAAGATGAAAAATAAGCACCCCGAATTAACGAGGTGCTATCTTATAAGCTAATTAGTTAGCTGCGTTAGTGATTCCGTAAGTTACGATATCTTCTACCGAACCGTACTGAACACCAGCCGTCATACGCATTACTACACGTACGTTTTCTGAACCGTCTACGTCTGCCATATCGATAACTTTTACCGAAGAAGCATCCATATCCGCAAGAACACCAGTACCGAAGTACAAGTTCTCTTTCAAAGTAGCGATTGCAGTGTTAGCCGCTAAACCATTTGCTACGAAGATTTTTACTCCGTCAAATGATAAAGAGCCGTTGTTATACCATTGAGTTCCCATTGCGTTAGTACCGTTAGCACCTAAGCCAGAAGCAGCAAACCCACCCAAAGCACGAACGTAAGCACGAGCGATGTTCTGAGAAACGTAGATATGTAAACCGTCTTGTCCGTAAAGAGCAGCTGGGATAGCATCTACGATTTTACCTAATTCAGCTACTACGTTAGAAGCAGTAACCGTTGTACCTGCAACCTCTTGAGCAGCTGGTAAAGCAGCATCTGCCGCTAATAATGTAGAGAATCCGTTAAACTCACCAGCGTTAGCAGTAACACCAGTCCAGATGTTTGTCTCGTTCTTAGCTGCTACTTTAGCCGCTACGTGAGCTACTAAAAAGTCTGCAAAAGAAGAAGGCAATACGTCAAATGCTGAGTAACCTTGTTGTGCTGACAACCAATCAGAATGGAAGTCTTTCTTACATAATTGTAAGTTTACTTGAAATTCTTCTGGTTGTAAAATACGCTCAGTTAAAGTAACTGTAGACGTAGCCGTAAAATCACAAGAAGCATCTTTTAAGATTGCATCCGTAGATAATTTCTTAACTACTTCTTTGTACTTGATACCCGGCTTTACCGTGATACCACCCGCATCGATAGTAGGAGAAGATAATAAAGCAGCCGAGATAATCTGATTCTTATACTCGCCAGCGTAAGTTGTTGTAATACTAGTTGTAGTAGCCATTTTTTAAATTTGTTTGTTAATTATTTTGAAAAGATTTTACTAAATACTGAATCTTCAATTGAAGAAGTTTTGTTTTTACTAATTCTAAAAGGTTTTGGAGTGATTCCCGCTTCTGGATTGTGAGCTAAAGGCTCAGCACCCGCCTCGTTTGAAGCCATCTCTACTTTAAGAGATTCGTTTTCCGCTTTTAATGCTTCGTTCTCTTGCTTAATCAAAGAAAACTCAGAGCGTAATTTCTCGATTTCAGCAAAGAAAGTCTCTTTAGATACTGATTCTACAATACGCTTGGCTTTAGGAGCTTCGGCTGCCATCTCTGGCTCAATAACCTCTTCCGGTGCTACTTCTACTTCTACTTCCACTTCTGGAGCTTCAGCTTCCGCTTCTTTAATTTCAGCAATAATACCCTCTACGGCTACTACTAAAATCATACCGTCCTCTAACTTGTACTCGCCTACTGGCAAAGCTACAATACCATCTTCTGTTACAATTCCTACCGAGTAATCTGGCTCAAACTCTTCCGCTTCGATAATGGTAATACCATCTTCTAACTTCATTTGAGCTAATTTAACATCCATAGAAAGAACAGCTTTAATCTTGTTTAACTTGTTCTTGTATTCCATATTTATTTATTTGTTTAATTTTCTCTTATAATAACTCTTGCTTCATTCGTATTAATAATAATCGAGGTAGCTTGCCCTTCGGTAGCTCCAATTCCCTGATTAATTTCTTCGCCTTTGCAACATTCTTTAGAGTAAGTCCCGTCTTCGCAAAGACAAGCTCTTTTAGAGTCTTGTGGGCTTGTTTTTTTATTCGCCATCTTGTAAAATATTTATGATTTGATTAATTAACTCTTCCTCTTCTAGCTCTTGTAAAGACATCTCTAATTTATCCGCAAAATATCCTTCGATAGAGAAGCCCTTGTATTTACCCTCTTTAACTTCCTTCCAAACTTTCTCGTCTTCTATCTTCATAGAAATCATCCAAGTACCCTTAGGTAAATCGAATCCGTAAGCCCTAGACTTGTCCATTTCTGGGTTGTCAATAATCCAAGATTCTACAACCGTAGCCCCTTCGAATTTATTCTTATGCTCAAGAGTTGCGTTAGATTGGTTTCCATTCTTTAAGAATAACTCGCTCGCTTGCTTTACGGTTGCTTCGCTAAAGAATACGTAAAACTCGTCCTTACCATTTCTTCGATAAATTTGTTTGTTAGGAACTAAAGCAGCACCCATAAGAATACGCTTATCTGAATCTACTTCGGCTAAGTCCATTCTATACTCTTTGTTAAGAGCAATAAAATTCTCTTCTATTGCCGGCGCATCTACCAGACTTACGGCTTCTATTCCGTCTAAATCCTTTTCTATTACTAATTCTACGATTCGCATATCCTATAAACGTTTAAAGTTTTTTTTGTTACATTTTCAAATTATCCAAGGCTTGCCGAGGTAACAATATTTCTATTAAGAGCTTGTTGTGTTGTTACGTCTTGAGCAACTACGTAAGCTTTTAATGGGGCTTGCTCTCGTCCTAATGTTTGTGCAATTTGGTTAGCTCCGCTAGTGCCTACTACGTTGAAAGATGGTGCTTGCGGTGCTCCTCCACTAGGAACTCCACCACCATTACCACCTCCATTTGGAGTTTGTACCGATAAAATCTTTTGCACGTTTGCGAGACCAGAAGCTACCGCAACCCCAGCCGCTAAAGCCGCTCTAAAAGGCGCATCAGGTGTAGGTATAGCAAGTTGTGAAGCATAAGCTTGTTGAGCTGCTAAGTAAGTAGAAATGGTAGTAGAAGCAATTGCTGCCGCTTTACCTTCATCCGTTGATTCTCCTAAAAGACTTGCCGCTACTCCTAAAGCATTTGCTCCAATTTGTAATAATTCTTGCTTTGCTTTAACTTCTAATTCCGCTATTTTCTTTCTAGCATCCGATTGCTCAGCTTCATATTTTGTACGTGCCTCTTCACCTTCTTGCCTAATCTTAGTTAGTTCATCCTCTTTTTTCTTTTCAATTTCGGCTTGCTTAATCGCTCTTTCAGTTTCTAATAAAGCGTATAAATCATTCTTCTCGCCTGCGTCTTTTGTAATAGCGTCTATTTCTTCCGCTCTACGCTTATACCACAAATCTAGCTTTTGTTGTTCAGTTACCGCTTGTAAGTCTTCTATTTCAGTATTATACTGCTTTTGAATATCAGTTAAACGCTTTAGATAGTTTTCGTATTCAGTTTGAAACTCTCGCATAGCTTGTAGCTCCGAATCAATAACTTTATCTTTCTCTTTCTTTTCTGTCTTTCTATTTTCTACTCTTTTCTTAGAGTTTTCCTTTTCGGTTTTAGTTAATTCCTTTGTGCCTTCATTAAATCGCTTATTTGTAGCCTCAAAATCTTTAACTGCTTCGCCCCAACTTCCTTTTAGTTGCTCGTATCCATCGCTAATAGACTTGAAATCTAAAGTAAATATCCCTTTAAGAATTTTACCCGCTCCAAATCCTACGTTTTTAATTAAAGTAAATAGAGCAAATAAGCTAGAATAGAATACACCTATACCTTTTGTGATATAAGGCAAAGCGTTTAAAGCAAGACTAATAAAAGCATCTAGCAAAGGCTCAAATACTTTCATAATACCACCTAAAATCTTCTCTAACCCAATAAATAATGGCTCAAGTTTTTTCATTGCGGACTCAGATTCTGAGAAAGCCGCAACTAAACCACCTACCGCCGCAACGATTAAACCAATACCAGCCGCTTTTAATGCCGCTCCCCAAGATTGAGTAGCTACTTTAGCTTTATTTAAAGCCCCTCCTAGCATACCAATTGGCCCGCCAGCGGATTCTAAAGAGTCTATCCAATCGCTAGAAACGTTTTTAGCTGACTTAATCTTGTCCTCTAAGTCATCAATTTGATTAAATAAGTTCTTAAACTCTTCAGTTCCTACCGCCGTGTTTTTTAACTCTCTTTTAAGTGCCTTTAATTGAGATATAGAGCCTTCAATATTATTATTAACGTTAATATCTACTTCTATTGATTTTGCCATTTGTAATTACGTTTTATTTGATTCCAGCCCTTTTTAAATGTTTTTGGTAATTCATATTTGCCTTTAGCAATTTCTATTACCTCGCTTCTATTATAATGCTCAAAACTTGAAAGCATTTTTAAAATTTGTTCTATCATATCGCCCTAAAATCGTGTAACAATGTAAAGTCTACTTCCCCGCTTGTAAGGTTAGTAGTAAACGAATTAATAATATATCTTTTGTCCCGAATAACTAGCCTATCGTTCATTTTAAGACTAGATATTACGCTAATAGGTAGAGAAGCTTTAAGCTTAAAAGTTCTTGCCTTTAGCGTGTAAATATTATCTAAATACGCTAAGTAGTATTCATTAAACAAAGTGTTATTTTCAACGTTACCCGTAAACGATGAAAGCTCTAAGCCCCAGTTAAGCGTATTAACATTGGGAGTTACTAAGCTATCTTGTCCAAAAACATTATAGTTTGTCTTTGAAGTTGTAGTAGAACCGTCATTAATATAATAAGCTGAGCAAGATTGAAGCGTTCCGTAGTCGAATAAAATTACCGGCTTTGGTATATATTGTTGATAATCGGTCTTTAAAGCATAGCTTACTTGCAAATTAGTACCGGTAAACTTGCTAAATAGCATATTCTCAAAAGGTAAAGCTACGCTATACTCGTCCCCATCGTTATCTAACGAGTAATTCAAATTCCCATAAGGAATAGGAGAATTTTGCTTATATCCTACGTTCAATAAAGCCTCGCTATCTTCGTAAGTAAAATTGAGCATATTGTAAGGCTTAACTCTTTCAATATCTAAACTATCACTATGAACGTGGCTAGTAATATCTCTAATTGCTCCAGCGTTATACCAGTCTTCTAGTTGCTCTATCTTAAATACTCCGGGACTATCTGAGTAGCAAGTAAGATTAAACATCTTTAAAACACCTGCAAAAAAATCTTCGGTCTTAATTTCTGGCATATAATTAGCCAAATCTATAAGAGTGTTAGTAGTTTGTGAGGTGCTTTGAATCACTTCAACATCTTTTATAACGCTTGTGCCATCCGATATTGCAAAGTTTAGCTCCGAGGTATAGGTTAAAGTACTTGCTGCGCTTATCTTGAAAGTATAAGCACCAGAACCTCTAATTAAAAGTTCGAATTGTTGCGTAGTTGTTGAAGAAGTAAAGTTTAAAGCATAGATTTTAACACCATTACGATAAACATAAAATACGGAGGCAATACCATTAGCGGTACAAGTAATATCAAAAGTTTGCGTTTCAATAAATGTACTTCCCCCTTCATCTACATAATTTAAAGTACTAGTAGGCAAATCGAATAAATCCTCAGACCCAGTAGTAGAGTATTTAGTTTGAAATACTACTAATTGACTTTCTACTTTAATTTCAAAATTGTTTGCATTTTTAGCCCACAAATAAGCGTGATAAAAATGTTTAGCCGTTTCTGTTGTGTTTTCTAAGATAGAGCCCTCAAAAGTAATACCTAAGTTATCCGCAATTACATCTAACATCCCTTTTAGCTTTACCGCTGGAAATAAATCCGTATGGTAAATAGGAGATGCGTTTTTAGAAATGTCCCAATTGGTTACGCTAGTACCCGAGCCTCCATATTGCCAAACTCTATAGGAGGTAATTAAAGGAAATTTAACCGTACTATCGTTAGTTGTTGAAACCCTAGATACTACGTCAGCTCCTGAATAAGTAAAATTAATCGAGCTGAAGTCTAAGTCTTTTAAATATTTGCCCGCAAAAGCATCTTTTAAAGATATCAAAGACCCAAAAAACGTTATTTGGTAGCTTTCGATTTGCCCATTTTTAATACTTGCTTTCTCTAATTGAATTTTACCCTTTCTAAATGGTACATAGTCTAACTCAATATAAGCAGTCTTTCTTTTTCTAGCATCAAATCCACTATCGATAGAGTTTTCGTACCAGTGTTTAAATATCTTATTATTATAAGGTGTAGCTGGGATAGTAAAAGACTGGCTAAAATCGGTAAATATTTTAGAAATGTCGTTTACGTCTTGAA